GTGGCAGATCCATCAATTTCAGGTTCCATCACTGGAGCACCTAAATCACCACCAGCACCTTCTGGTGCAAAGGGTAATCCTGTTGAAGGATCAATAGTCGCAGGGTCAGGAATAATACCTTGTTCAATTTCATTTTTAATCAACTTATCCTGCTCAAGAATCTCCACATCAGTCTGACGCAGAATCTTACGGCGAACATAATCTTGAGAGTAATACTTACCAACATATGGTTCTGCAGTTGCAACAAGAGAAAGTCTCTCATTCATCAATTCTGCATCTTTCAGTTCTGAGAAATGATTATCATAAAGGAAATCATACTGAATATGCTCACTCATAATCTCCCAATCTTCAGGAGTAATTACATTCTTTAGGATCAATTGGGTCTTCAGCATGTCATTAAACATGTTGGAGAATCTTTTTCTCAAACGAGAAACAAACTTAGTGAACTTTAGTTCGTCTCTTAAGATCTCAGAAGATCTCCCCAAGTTAAACCCACCTTCTCCATCCATTCTTGATGGAGGGACGTTAAGTGAACGGTAGAGTTTCTTTTTAAAATACTCAATATCAGTGATTTCACCCAAGTTTTGTCCGCCAGGGAGAGTGGAGATTTCGGTTCCTCTTCCACCCTCACGCCTGGGAAGCCAGAAGTCTTCAAGCATTGCCATGTGCTTTTTGTCATCTCTGATTTCTCCAGTATCAGCATTATATACAAGTTTGTTGCGGTAACGCATCATCACATCACGCAGATATTGTTCTGCTTTTTGCTTAGGCAAATTACCAACATCAATGTAGAAAATTCTACGCTCAGGTGCTCTTGAGAGTCTATAGATTACAAGACTATCCTCAATCATTCTAAGTTGATTGAGAGATTTGATTGATTTGTGAAGATATGATAGTGTAGTTCCTTTATTACGATCTACCAGACCAGATGTGCAGTATGTGATCGCATCCTTTGAAATCTTGACCCCGGCACTTGCTCCAGTCTGTGCTGGATTACCAACAGGATACTGAGACTTTGGATTATAAATGAAATATTCTTCGATTTCTGGGAAGTTGTAATCCATTGGATTATCACTTCTCAGTTTTTGAAAAGCATTTCCGTTTACTTTATCTCCCGGTTTTTTCTTTTCTTGTCTTATATAACGCATTTTTGCTGCGTCAATATAACGTAACTCCTGAATTCCTGCAGTAGGATTCTTCAGATCGATAATTTTATGATAGTAAATACGACCATCGATATACCAATTGCGATAGATTTCGTGTGCTTTCTTGTCGAAATCTAAAAGATCGAGAATATATTTAAATTCTTTACGAATTTTAGTCTTAATACCATCGCTGGCATTGAGATTTGATAGTTCAATTTCTACAGGACTATCATTCGTATCTGAAACAACTGCTTCGTTTACAATATCTTCAATGGCACTATCTGCTTCAGGATGAAGTGCCATCTCACGATATCTTTTAATTAGATCAAACTCAGTACGGAATACTCCTTCTAAGTCAACATAAGATCCAAAAAAACCACTACTCGCATAGTGATCAGCCCCATCCTCATTATTAGGAGGAACGGGACTGACTGCACTTGGAGATAGTGGTTCGGTGTCCTCAATAGAGAACCCAAATAACTTAGACATGATTTATTTTCTAAGGTTTCCTACGACTATTTATTAGCCGTTAGGAGAAGGGGCTGTTGCTCCTACCTTTGGTTCAAGAATGTTGAAAGACTGAACCTGGAATTCTACGGTGAATTCTTCAATGGTGTCAGTGCTATCGTATGAGAGATCAATCTGAGAAACATTAGTTGGAAAAATGTCCACAAACTGATACTCTGCAAGAACAGCATTGCTGCTTCCTGCGTTATCTTTGCTGCTTGCAGCTGAACCTCTACCAAGTTGATAGACCTTCGCGTTGACCATGTAAGCACCTGGATCAGTTGCACCAAGGTTGTTATCCAACTTAGCGATCTGTTCTGACCATTCTTCAAATGCTCTTCTCAGCCTGAAGTCTTCATCGTTGATAATGGTGATAGTCCATGGATCGATGGTTCTGTCACCTGCAACTTTGAAAGTACGACCTCTGAAAGGAACATCAATCGAAGCAATGTTCTGTGCTGGCATGTTTGCTGCCTTACACATGAACTTGAAGGTATCCGCATCCCATCCCTGCACGCTGGCAGGGAGGGTGGTGAGTTCGACCTCAAATAGATTAGGGCGAGCACCGCCCCCAATCAGTTTTGATTTAAAATCAGCAATGGTTTGATTTGCTCTGGATGTTGCCATTAGTTTATCCTCCTGGAGTTATTTAGCGATACTTAATTAAACTCGACCTGCTACTTCTTCAAAACTAACACCTGTACGGGTAGCAACGAAGGAGAGAGTGATGTAGTTAATTGACTTCGCTGGTTTCAGGAAGATATCTGCCCTAAACTCATTGTTGTCAATGATATCAGGAGTGTTGTTTGAAGTGTCACAAACAACCAGGAATCCATAGAGTCCTCTCTTCGCTTGAACATCGCGGAGATAAGGTTCAACGATGTTTCTAAAGTTCGCTCTTGTCAACTCATCATTGAGTTCAAAGAGTTGTGCCTCTGCTGCTCTTTCAAGTGCTTGCTCAATAGTGAGGAACAAGCGACGGACGTTGATTCTATCGAATGCAGATGCATATGCGAGTGCAGTCTTATCACCGAAGAGGAGTGTTCCGATACCAGGTTTGGTGACAAAGGAATTGATTCTTGCGGGATAGAGTTTGTCTCTCTGTGCCTTGGTTGGATTATATGCAAGTTTGATAACGTTGTTGATAATACCACGCTGCTCACCTGCGGGTGAGAACCAAGGATATGCTTCAATTGCAGTTCTGGTCATCAGTCCAGCAACGTCGGGGTTGGTTGGAATGTAACGGAACTTGTTGTTGAAGCGATCATAAGTGAATTTATAACCAGTATCAAATACTGCATAAGAAGAGGAATTCAGAACTGAGAAGTACTGAATCAAGTTATCAGTTTGAGTAGTTGTATTGGTTACGTTGATCAGATTTGCTCTGTGTGGACCAACGACAGCCATGCAATCCTTTCTTCCTTCTGCAAGAGAGATCAGGTAGTTTGCTTTTGCCTGCGATTCTTGCTCAGTAGAACAACCAGGTCCCATGATCAAATAATCAACTGCAATTTCATCCTTATTCTCGAAGAGTTGATAGGATGTTTTCAGGTTACCCAATGAGGTGGTCATTCCACCATTGTCTCCAGTAGCAGGAACTCCACCACTATAGTCTTTACCGCCACCAAGTTGATAAGTTACGTTACCAACTGCACTGAAGTAAACGTCTTGTGCTTTTTGTCCCCAAAGTCCACCTGCGGTGGTGATTTGAGTAAAGGACTCAGACTTAGTACCGGAAACAGAAGTAAATCCGACTGCTCTTGGTGCAGTGCCGTGATATGAGTCTGCTGCGCTTGATGGATTGCCAGCAGCGAACAGATTTTCAGAGAAGTCTGCAAGATAATCTTGATACCAGACTTTTTGAGGTGCGTTAACGTTAGAAACAGAGTCAACTGCTTTAGAGAGACTCACATGTTTCTCAAGGATATTACCTTGAATTCCACTGATAGTTCCTTCGTCGTCAATAACAACAACGTGAATTGCATCTGCACCACCATTTCTGTTTGTCGAATAGACATTGGAAATAGGTTTTGGTGCAAGAGTCTTCCAGTATACAGTGCTGTTAGTCAGACCCAGTGTTTGCTCATCGTACCAGTCTTTAACGCTGGTTGCAGTCAGAGTGTATCCAAGACCATCAGTCTTAACACCAGTAGTTGCTACGAAATGAAGTTCATCAGAAACTGCAAATGCTGTTCCTCTATTGGATTCGGCATAAGTGACTCTTGTCTCTGTTGCACCACCACCAACTGTTTCTACACGAGAAACAACCTTAACTTCAACCGAACTGTCTCCACCAGCAGCATCAGTATTGATACCAGTAACAATTCCCTTAAGATAACCAACAAATGAACTTGTACTTCCTAAACCAGGAATTGCTGTGTCGATTGAACAGGTGACACCCAAGCCAATCACAATACCTGCTTGTGATGGTGCAGTGGTTCCGATTCCGATTCTCTGATCAGCAAGATCATCGATAGTGCAAACTTTTAACCCATTAGCCCAAGAACCAGGGTTCTTAGCAGCGTAGTTATAGTTTGTTGCGTCAGCATAGTTATTAATATAATCGTCGTAGTTCTTAATCTTCAGAGTTGTGGTGCTTGCAATACCGACACCAGCATTTGCGTTCTTTAGATTATCGCCGTCAGTTCTTACAACCTTCAGAACTCCACCATAAGAGAGAAAAGATGATGCACTCATCCAATACTCATATTGCGAATCCGTTGAAAGTGGCTTACCGTAAACGCCAATAAGATCTTGTTCAGTAGTTACGTCAATTGGGTCATCTACAGGTCCAATTGGGAAGGGTCCAGCAATTGCACCAATGTTATCCAGTACATTCTCAGCTCTCCCTACTGTTAAATCAACCTCCCTGATTAATACACCAGGAGATAATTGAGGAGTCGCCATGTTTTGTTTCTCCGTGAATCTCAGTTTGTCTAAGAATATTTATTAAAAACATATTTTTCGCAGGGGAATCTTGACGTGAACTACCAATCAGGATATTCCCACTTATCTGAAGATTTTTTTACTCTCTTCTTACAGCACTTTTTACATTCATATGAATACGATGAAGCAACAGAACCTCTGTCTTTTCTTGTTCTATAGAAGTCGTCAACTAAATTCTTAAATTCTCCACACACCCTACATTTTCTGTCTTGTAGTAAAAGGTGGCCAAGTTTTATTTGACCGTCAAGATCCATTCTTTACTTCTCCAATTACCCAAGACTTCATACCAAATGGTGTGTCAGCAATCAGAGTTTGAGTATGTTTTACTACCTCTTGTGGCACAACCAAACAAAATCCAATACCAAGGTTGAATACATTACGCATCTCCTTCTCGGCAATGTCTCCTGCTTCCTGAATCTTATTGAAGAGTTCTGGTCTCTCCCAAGCAGAGTAATCAACATCAACTGTAAGACCCATTGGAAGGCATCGTGGGAGGTTCTCAGGCAATCCCCCTCCTGTAATGTGTGCCATACCCAAAATAGGAACCTCGTCCAGTAGATATTGAATAAGACGAGCATAGATGGTGGTTGGTCTCAGCAACTCAGGCATCTCCTTGTAGTAAATATAATTTCTCCACAGCATATCATTGACCAGTGTATATCCATTACTATGAAGTCCACTACTCTCAATACCAATGACTACATCACCTGCTTGAATGTTATTGCCGTTAACAATATCGTTCTTCTCTACAATACCAGTACAGAAACCGGCAAGGTCATAGTCATTTGCTCTAAAATGCTCTGCGGTTTCTCCACCTATCAATTCCATTCCAGCCATTGTGCAACCAACATTAATCCCATACACAATGTCACTGACATTGGCATCAAGTGTTTTAGTGGAGATATAATCTAAAAAATATAATGGTTTAGCACCAGAACATATAACATCATTGACGCACATAGCAACAAGATCCTGACCAATAGTGGTGTAATCATCAGCAATCCTACAGATATTAATTTTAGTTCCAACACCATCAGCACCAGATATTAATACAGGTTTCTCATATCCTGATGGAATCTCCATCATTCCACTAAACCCACCATCAATCTTAGGTGCCAACACTTTGATATACTCCACAAAGGATCTACCTTTAATAATGTCAACACCAGAAGTTTTATAATCCATTAATGAATTTCTCCTTTAGCAATTTGTTCACGACGTTTTAGTTTCCATACGATGTAGTCCATTGTTGGAATACACATAGGGTTCCAACCAACAAAGGTTGATGCTTCTTTACTTGGCAACTTCCAACAGGGAGCATCATCATTGTCAAGGTCTAATGACTTGCGATACTCATCCTCACCAAGAAGAACAACTGCTCTCTCTGCTTCATTCAAACTTTTGAAGCAATCAAAGCAGTTCTTTCTAATTATATCAGGTATTTCATGTTTCATCTATCTATATTCCCACATAAAAGATCTATCTCCATACTCATCTGCCTTAAACCATGTGTCACCTTCAGAATCTACAAAACTTTCATCATCAAGTCCATCATTCAAAAACCCAAAAGGTGCCATATCTTGTTCAATTTGATTCTTTTGCTCTTCATATAACCTTTTACGAACATCTTGATCAGTCAACTCCTTAAAGTAATCCATCTGGACTAACCAGGCATAAATGACAAGACACATTGCCAAGTCATCATTACATCCTTCCTCAGCTTCAAATGAATTATGTTTAGATATGAATGTTGTTAGTTCAGAAATAATCTCATAATCGTTAAAGATAACTTTATCTTCTTCTATAAGGGTCTTAAGATTAAGTGATCCAACTTTTTTTACAGTCTTGGACATCTTAACTCCCAATTGAGTTTTCTTACCGGAAAATCCTTGTCCTACAATTTGACCTGCTCTACCTCTCATAGAGCACATGAGAAGGTTTTGATACTCAAGATCATATTGCAAAATACTCGCCACTTGATCACCAATATCATTAACTTCACATAAAATATATGCACTATTATAATTTTTCGCTATCTCATAAATGATATTTGGAAACAACATTGGTTTAATATCGTTGTTTCTATATTTTGCAACTATCTTATGCGGAAACTCTGTAATATCAACACAAATAAATGCCGAATAATCTTCACCAACTCCCCTTGCAACGTCAACTGTCATAATATAATCATGATCCTGTATTGGATTTTCATATACATCCAATCCAGCATTTCTCTGTATTGGATTATCATAAATTAAAGTTCTTAATTTACTTGGAGCAATCAAGGTATTAACTGATCCCAGGAATTCGCATTCAAACTCAACCTTGAATTGAGATTCTGATGTATTCTTAATTGTGGTCTTTTTCCACTTCTCATCCCTACCAGGAACTTCTGACCAGTGGACATCTGTTGGAATATATTCATTTTTACCTTTTTCAGCGTCATGCCACATGCGGTAGAAATGGTTCATACCATGTGGTGTAGATACGATAATTACCTTGGTGTTTTTACCAGAAGTAATAGTAGGATAAACAGATGCAAAGAACGAGTCTGCAACATGGTTTGGAACGAATGCAAATTCGTCGAGGAAGAGGATATTGAACGACATGCCTCGGACAGCACTTG